CGACACTGCTTATTGCTTTGATTATTCTTTATTTCCCATGGTAGCCGGAGTGGGACTTGAACCCACACAGCGCGAACGCCGAGGGATTTTAAATCACGCGTGTTATCTATGATAATCAGATACATACGTTTATTTTTCGCCATTAATTCATAATTTTAAGATCAGATGAATCAACACCTTACGGATATCAAAAAGTCACAATGGCGAAACTTTTTCGTACCGCTAACCGGCATGGGGTGTATGGAGAATGGTGGTAAATCCATACCTTAAATGGCTGGGCAATCATCATTCCAAACCCGATTGAGACTGTGTGTTAGCACTCCAAAAACCTCAACATCATCCAACGCATCACCTTCTATCGCCTCACCATCTTCAGTGATCAACGCCGAACCTTGAAGCTTTACGAACTGGTTCCTGTTATCCATTCTTACCAGCAGCGTATCACCCTGTTCTGGCCTAAGGGCAACGTTAACCACCGCCCACCCACATGACGTTTGTATCACCCTGCAGTTACCGTCAATCCCGCACAGAAGATCTATGGTTAACCGCTGCTCCTGATAATCCATCGCTGGTGAAGGAAAGCCCATCAGAAAATCCTCCCCATGTTACGCAAGATCCAGTAACGGTTAGCGCTTCCATCTGTCGTCTTATCAGCGAAGCCTAGCTGGTATCTCTCAATCCACGAGTTAGCTTCTGCTTGACTAAAGTGCCAGTGGTACTCTCGCAGCTTTTCGATGAAGCTATCTGTTCTCAGATATCGGTAGCCTTTTGGGTTAAGTTGTATGGACTCAACAAAGGCGGTTCTTATGTCTGATGTTCGTGGCATGTTCCCCCCCACCACAAATACTGTACATAAATACAGTATCGTAAATATTGAGGGTCGATCAAGTGATCATCTAATGCTAAACTTCCGTCCTTTCAGAATTAACTGATTTCTATAATGTTAAAGCTATTTACTCGCTATGTTTCTGTGGGGGTGGTCAACACTGCTCTTCACTGGCTGTGTTTCGGTGCGCTTATTCATTTCATCGGGGCTAATCAGGCAGTTGCGAACGTTGTTGCTTTTTGTATTGCGGTAACTTTTAGTTTTTTTGCTAATGCAAAATGGACGTTCAAAGCTCAGGCCACTTCTGCTCGTTACATCGCGTTCGTCGTTTTCATGGGCGTTATGGCTGGCGTGACAGGCTTAATCGCGGATGTAATCGGAGCTCCACCAGTTGTCACTCTCATAGCTTTCTCGGCGTTTAGTCTGGTTGCCGGATTCATTTACTCAAAATTCATTGTCTTTAGGGATGCGAAATGAAAATTTCTCTTGTCGTTCCGGTGTTTAATGAAGAGGAAGCAATTCCGATCTTCTATAAGACCGTGCGGGAATTTGAAGAGCTACAACAGCATGAAGTAGAGATGGTCTTTATCAACGACGGTAGTAAAGACGCAACAGAGTCAATTATAAAGGCGCTTGCTGTTGTCGATCCGCTTGTGGTTCCCCTGTCATTCACTCGTAACTTCGGCAAGGAGCCAGCTCTGTTTGCAGGGCTTGATCATGCCACCGGTGAGGCAATAATCCCAATTGACGTTGATCTGCAAGACCCTATTGAAGTAATTCCTCATCTTATCGAGAAGTGGCAGGCCGGTGCAGACATGGTGCTGGCTAAGCGCACTGACCGCTCTACCGATGGAAGGCTGAAGCGCAAGACTGCTGAATGGTTCTATAAGCTCCACAATAAAATCAGCACCCCACAGATTGAGGAGAACGTTGGTGATTTCCGCCTGATGTCTCGCGAAGTTGTTGAGAATATCAAGCTCATGCCTGAACGTAATCTTTTCATGAAAGGCGTATTGAGCTGGGTTGGTGGTCGTACCGATTTGGTCGAATATGCAAGGGCGGAGCGTGTTGCCGGGAGCACCAAGTTTAATGGCTGGAAGCTATGGAATTTGGCACTGGAAGGAATTACAAGCTTTTCGACGTTCCCATTGCGCATGTGGACTTATATCGGTTTATTCGTTGCCAGCATGGCTTTCGTATATGGCGCATGGATGATCCTCGACACATTAGCATTCGGTAACCCGGTTCGCGGATATCCTTCCATGCTGGTATCAATTCTATTCCTTGGTGGGGTTCAGTTGATTGGGATTGGTGTTCTGGGCGAATACATTGGCAGGATTTATGTTGAGGTAAAGAACCGACCTCGATATGTTTTGAAGAAATGATTTATGGGAGGATGTAATGTTAGAGTCTAAGGGATTTAAAGGTTGCAAGATAGAATGGTCATTCTATCTCTTTGTGCTGCTGTCTGTTTTCGTATTTTTTGGGTTCATCCATCCGACCACAATTTTTACAGGTGATGAATGGTATAATCTGTCCTTGGGAAGAAAAGCATGGCCTGAGTGGCATGGCTTCAACCCAATCAAGGTTGTTCCAGAGGTGTCTTTCCCTCTTCTGATCAACGTGGCATCTTTTACTCTAATGCCGATTGGACTCACATTTCTTCAGTCAGTTACGTTTTTCACCGCTGCATTTATTGCAGTTATGGTTGTTGTGTATTTAAGACAGTTCTATCTTTTTGCAATTGAACGAATGGGATGCTCGCTGTATTCTGGCATTGTTGTAACATTCTTTCATTACCTGTGCTTGTTTGGCCTGTTTAGAACTCTCAACGATAGCAAAAGCACATACATGCTTTGGGAGCAGAACTTAACATGCTATTACCACTATCTTCTCCCGGCACTTATAAATGGCGCTGTTACGCTATATGTTCTCAGGAAAGGGAAAGACCTTAAATCTATTCTGATGACGAATCCGGTCGTTTCTGGCTTCATCATTATTTCGATTTATCTTTCCATCTTTTCTAACATTTTCTCTAGCGTTATTCTTGCCGTGACATGTGGATCGGTAATTCTTATCGAATTTATTTCTTCCAGATACAAAATCGTTAGCACCATAAAAACATATCCACTGCATGTTGCAGTTTTGGTTCTGTGGGTTGTATCTACTGTCTTTGAGGCAAATGGTGGCCGCGCAGAGAGGATGGGGAAAGCATCTCTGGATTTTTCAGGAACTATTCACAATGCATCCAGCCTTCTTTCTCAGATGAGTGGAGTTTTTATCGTTGTTCTTGTTTTTGGTTTTGTGGCTTGCGCGATTTCCTGCGTATCAGGAATTAGGAGCCACGCCGACAAATGCAAAATTGTTTTAATATCTTTAATATCCATGGTTATCATATTCATAGCATTGGTAATGATAAGTGCTAAAGCTAGTCCTGGATACATAGGAAAGCCTGTTGTGATGTGGGGGGTTCTTATGTATATGATCGTACTTTCCTCGTTTGGCATTGCTTCATTACTGAAGCAAAGATATGCAATTTACTTAACACCTATTGTATTGTTAATACTTGTAAACGCCTGTACAAGTCAGAATCATTCATTAAAAGACCCACAAAACAATGGCCTTACATACAAGAAAGCCAATGCTGTCACTCAAGATATTATAGCGCAGGTTGAAAACGCAGCATCTGAAAATAAAAGAGAAATGATACTTTACGTTCCATTTAGCAAGGATGCAGATAACTGGCCTATTCCAGTGACCAGAGGGAGGGAAATATCATGGACATTAAAATCAAATGGTGTGATAGATAGGAATATTAGCATTAAAATTCAGCCAGACAGAGAAAAGAACAAACAGTTCGATATTAGTTTTTAAGAATGCGCCCCTTAAGGGGCGCAATTTAAACTTTAAACTATACTTTTAAAGTTAACGCACCTGCACAACTGGTAACGTTAAGGTATGCAACCACTTACGCTTAGCTTAATCGGTATAAAGGCCAACTTGCACTGCCTTCTCTGTTATTTACTTCACACCTATTCCATTTAGTTTTCGGTACATTATCGGTAGCGTTGTCTTGGCTACCATGAGCACAGCAATTGATGAAATAAAGCTAATAATTAATTTCAACATAGAGTTGTTAGCAATATACTGACCAACATCATGCATGAGAATATAGAGTATTAAAGGGTGTAACAGATACACACCCAGGGAATAATCCCTGCCAATTTTTGAAAAAACATTCTCGTCAATTTTAGTATTTATACATAGGCTGAGCAGTGCTACGCACACTGGGGTTGCAAACAAAGGGAATTGTCTTTCAATCATGTCAGCGTTATATACTGCGCCGAGCACATATACTTCCAAAATCATCAATGCAATGCCAAAAATAATTATAGATACTGCAATACCCTTTGAAATTCGCGTTAGGATGCCACTTTTTGCAAAGTAATACCCAAGATAAACCAGTGAAAAGGCTATGAGCGTCCTCAAAGCGTAAAATATATAAATATCATAATGAAGAGATTTGACAAGATCACCGTACCAGCACGCCAGTAAAATTAAACTTGATACAGCTAAGGATAGCTTGACGTTGACATTTTTTATAAAATAATTAGTCAATATAACGCCAAGAATTAGTGCATTTAAAAACCATAAATGAAAGAAAGTTCCGCCATGCAATGTATCATTGGATAGCACTTTTCCGGCCACCCTCCAAATGTCTCCTTGAACCATTCTAAACAAGATCGGTATGTAGAGAATTGATGACCAAAAAAGAATACTTACTAGCTTATTTATCTTTTTGCCAAGATCCTCCTGTACAGATACTCCCATCAGGTAACCAGACGCAAGGAAGAAGAATGGAAGCGCCCATCTTGATGAAACTCTTAAAAGCTCACCAAAAGGCTGTGGTAACTCTGGGTAGTTACCCACGTGGACGGCTATGATGAAGAAACAAGCCAACAGTTTGGCTGCATCCAGTGCGTTATTGCGCATTTTTTGTCCGTAGTGCAGTTTGTCTTAGTTTTTGAATACGAAATGGTACAAAGAGAGTGTAAACTAAGCAATAAAGTTAGCTAAGTTTGAGGTGATAGGCATGATAAAACAATTGCTTGGCAGAAGTGATGAAAGGCGAATGGCGGAAATACTGGCTAAATTTTATTTTGAGAACTCAGATTTCGAGGCCGAGGAGCTGGAAGATGGGAGAGACATGGGTGATTGGCTCGGGCTTGGCGAAAAGTTGATGGTATCAGAAGTTAAGTCCTTCAAGTCTAAAACAGGTGATTTCACGTTCCGCTTCCTTACGACTGATGGAGATAATAACCTCGTTAAAAATCAGGCCAGACTAAATATTAAAAAAACTGACAGTGGATATATTTTCTCGGTTGCGGATTTCAAGCAGGATGTTAAGGATGAGAGTGATATTAATTCTCTTAAAGAAGTTATTTTTTTGGCTAAAAGATTCTCTGAAACGTTCTAAGCGGCCGTCCATGGCCGCTGTTTTAATTGAAATATGGCTTGGAATAACCAGTAATCCATGCGCTGTGACACATTAACTTTTGCGTTGGCTTTGCCATTAACGCAGGATAGCCCTGGACATTGGTTAAACCTGTTTTTGTAGCCTTCAGGGTTCCATCAACATATACCGTCAAAGTCGTACCGGAGATCGACATTTCGATCTCACCTGTCCATTCCCCTGTTGCCGGGAATACTGAACCAGTACTTGTATCAGTAGCCACACCGTTTACGTACTCACGAATTACGAGTGCTCCAGCAATACGAAACGCACAAAGAGAATTTCCGTTGAATAAACCGGCATTGTTTTGCATCCCATTGACAAGAGCAATTCCACAGTGGTCGGCATCGCTGAGAGTTAGCCTTGCAACAAATGAGCTAGTTTTCACCAGTTTCAGACTCTGATCTACAGCCCACCAATAAGAAAAAGAACCATAGTAACGTGACGGCTTATGCGTACCAGAAAGGTTATTGAGTTTCATCAATAAACCATTGTTGGTAGATAGACAGTCTTTTACTGGAATAAACTCAATAGCTTCGATGTAACCAACTTGAGATGTAGATACATTCAAAATATTGAATAGCCGATAACCTTTATTTACCCGTGCAAGATATAATCTTTGACGTATACCATCTGCTGGGGCATGAACAATTTCAACCGATGGAACCCCTGCCAAGTTTGAGGAATCTGGAGCACCACCATAGTTAGCTCTTAGCGTGACCGCATTAGGAGAGGCATTATAACTGTGAATAACTGGGATCACATCCTCTTCAAAATATCCACCAAATGCAATGTCTTGAGCTGCATTCGCGCCTAGCTGATACAGATATCCACCTACTGCCAGTGACTCCGTGCGAAGGGCAATGTTTGTGGTAGGCACAATGTTATCCTGGGGTAGGAAGAATGCGCCGCCAGCAATGCTACGTGCCTTTTCCTCTCGAGAGGAAAACAGCGCAGCTATATGCCAGCCAAGCTCAAAGTAAGCGAATGTTGTAAGATGTGTACCGTCTGTCCACATAGAAGTTATTGTTGATAACTGCTCTGAAGCATCTATGTAAGGTATTCCATACAGTCCTGCGAGGTATTTTACTTGTGCGCGGTATGGAGACACTTTCTTGTTATCGGCGACCCCAGAAACTTTTGGTGGCGCAATCAATATTACGGCTGCACCTTTCGAAATTTCCCTTTCTATCCACTGGCACATCTGAGAGCGATATGTATCGATTGGTACTAGTGCGCTTCCACGCAGGGCGTCGTTCGTGCCATACATGATAATAGATACATCCGTGGCACTTGCAGAAGCCCAGCGAGTAAACCCTAATACGGATGTATCCCCCGGATAACCTCGGTTATTTACTGTTGCTGTAATACCAGACGATCCAAGAGCAGTTTGGAGAGCCTCCGTTGGCGGTTTAGCGCTCCTTGTTTCTGTTGCCCCGTTCACAGGTGGATTTGTGCCTGTGGCAGATGTGTCTACGCCATAAGTCAATGAGTCGCCATACCACGCAATAGTGATCGCATTTCCATCGTTGATTTTTTTCAGCGCTGTGGCAAGAGATTTCACTGCTGAGGGCCTTTGAGCAAGTAGGCTTTGAGTATCATTCCCTAATGAAATTAACTCAGCACCAACAGTATTTGCTGGGTAAGATTGGCTGCCATTAAAACCAACCAACCCGGCACCGCTCAAAGCGGCCAAGGCAGAACGTAATGAAGCATCACCAACCCCAAGCCAGCCCCCTGGCCCAATACCACCTGTACTAGCCGGTGTCGAGTTAGCTGGAACTACCTTAGAACCACCAGCAAATGAACCTGTCCATTTGTAATATTCACCGTCTGCTGTGTTTAGCAGCACCTCATTCGGGTTGTTTATAGTCGCACCGGTAGTGAATGTTTTCCCTGTAAGAATTACATAACCATATGCAGACATGGCCGCCTGAGTCATGGTTTCAATACCGTGCCATGTCTGGCGAGGGTTCCCGAAACGGTCGTTCCAGCTCTCATTTACCTGGTCATTTGATAAATGATCAAAGTTTTGCGCATTGTCGTAAAGGTCACGCGGGTCCTGAGAACCCAGGGGATTGTTGGTGCCATAAGTGGTCATGGAAACTCCAGACATGAAAAAACCCGCCGTAGCGGGTTGAATTGGTTTTTTCAGGCGACATCACCGGGGTAAGTCGCGTCATCGTACTGATATTTAGCGGGGTTATACTGAATGGCTGTTACATCGTTTGTCCCGTCACTTCCAGGTGATATTTCTCCTATAAGTGCATCGTACCCAACCCTTGTTGAAGAGCAGAATAATAGCCGAGGTGGCTCAACTGCCGGGTCATCCATGATCCATGTTTCAGGTGATAAAGCTGAACTGTATGGAACGGTTAAAGTGAAATCATCCACCCTGGTTGGAATCAGTAATGCAGATGCTTTTCCCTCCTGATCACGAATAACAACCCGCGGGTTCGGGAACGTCCAGTCAGGCGCTTCACTCAAATGCAGAGTTATCGTACTGCTGTTATATGTCATTCCCTCGATAAGGCAGCTCAACGTCTGGTTGCCCGGTATATCATCCGTGAAAATTACCCTGTCCATGAACTGATAACAGAGTGCGTCCATTTCAGTGGATGTGTCATGGGATAGACGCTGCAGCTGATAGCCCAATAGTCTTCGCATTCCGATGCGATAAGCTCTGTCCTGGTTGAGAACACCATCAAGCTGGAAGTTCTCCACTTTTACTGGCGTGGGGTTTCCAGGCAAACGGCACTGAACAGTTTCTTCAGCCCAGGTTAGCTCGTTGATATACGTCACATCCACGCCGTCATAATCGTCTTCATTCGGTGCTTTGAATGATGTCGTCAAATCAGCTGTTGTTTCCTGTGGCGTTATCATCCCGCTCCACGGTTTTACCCCTTCCCTTCCGGCTGATGCCATTCCATCTGAAAGAAGGAAATAGCCCATACCAGCGCCGGTAATAGTCTTAAGCATATCGAGTGCGGAAACCGTATCAGTAGTTGCGAAATCGAATGTCTCTCCTCGTGGCGTCCAGTAGGTTGTTTCCAGTGCATCTATCGCGGCCCTGTCAATTTCATTATCCTGATACCCAAGTGATTTAAGTACGTGATAAAGGGCTGCGCTGATGCTGCGGGGTTCACCTTCTTCATACTGGCGGGTTGGCGTTACATTAACGCGTCTGTCAGACTGTGCACCTAATCTGTTTCCTGTCCTGATACTCAGAGCTATCGTTGTGATGTCTCTATAGCTGGAGGGCCTTTTAGGTAATCGCGAGCGTAATGCCTGCCAGTAAACCTGATCACGGGTTGAACCACCTGAAGGAGCTTCTTTCCTCCTCATTCTGATTTCATACTGGCCGGGAGAAACATTGATCATCCTGGTAAAACCAATCTGGTCTTCAACGCTTCTGGTGTAAGTCAACTCTAAAGTTGTCCACGAAGCCGAACCGGCAATGCGATATTGAATGTAAAGACCAACCGTTTTAGATCTTCTCTTCCCCTTACTGTTATATTTTGCCAGGCCATTCTGGAAGTTGAGATTGACCTCAATGCAATTAGTTGTTTCACCATCAGGGCAAGTAAGAAAAGGACCAATCCAGTCATAGTCATCATTAACTCCGGTGACTGAACCATCAAGAACTGTACGCTGAATAAATCCAGTCCATGTTGGATCGTCAGTGATGACTGTATTACCCGAACCATCCGTTGTGACCTTCACACGGCTGACTGTGATGGTTAGCCCCGAAATAGCAGTAATTTTATAGCTGTATTCTGTGGGGTATAACGTTAGCCGCTGAGCCCCAACAGGTATTCCAGCAAACTTTGTGCCGGTTGCTGAATCATAAGCAAGGCGGATGTTCGCTGGAACAGCTGCAGTACCGCCCGTTGATTTGACCCCGGCAGTATCAACTGGAGCGCTACCAAATACACTTACCGGCAATGCGCCATGGGTAATCGACCCACCAGCAAATGGGCTGCTTTGTTCGTCAATTACCACTCTTCCAGAGTTATCACGCGCCCTTAGACCAGATGCGCCAAGCTGGCTGGTTATAGCATTAATAAGCCCGCTCATCGTTACATAATTGCTGGTCAGCGAAATTGTGTACGTTACGGTTTTCCAGGTGATGGTAAAGGTTTGAGGGGTACTGCTGAAATCATAGGTGGTTGGCGATGCGCTTGCCGCAATGCTCGCCGTGCTGCCACCTACACCAGGTACAGCTGGAACTGCTGGGCTATACGCAGCAACAAACAAATCGAACGTATCATTATTAACCTCAAGCGTCATCGCCATCCCTACAACCGGAGCCATCTCCGATACAGAGCCATAAATAACGCTGTAGCCATTGTTGATATCAATCGAATATGTATCAGGTGCTTCAATATCAATTATGGTGCCGGTAGTCCATGAAGGTGGAATTTCTGTTTCTTCAGAACTGGATGATGACCCAATTAACGTAACCGTATTGGTGTTAAATAAAATAGCCTCAGATACAACGCTGACAGTCTCGGGTCCGCTTGAACCAAGATCCAAACCTGCTGTACCAGAGGTTGTATTACCGACCTCTGGCGAGTTGAACCAGTTTTCTGATCTGCTATCCCCTGATACATCAGCACCAGGGGGATAGAGCGTGTAAGAAACATCGGCACCAAAAGCAGCAAATGGAGTGTTGCCAATGCGCATTTCTGTTGGGGGAAGAGAGAATTGACCAACACCAATATTCAGAAACATGCTGGTGATCATATCTTTTTCGTTAACAAATCGACTTACCGGCTGCACAACGTAATCTGGCCATACGCGGTACTTACCGAAAATTTCACGGATTGGGTCACCCAGTTTAGCGGTATTCGCCTTTGCCGGGTTAAGGTCGATCTGATCACCGTTCCCCGGCTGGCTATAACCACCAGTTTGCATATTGCTCATCATAAAGATGGAATACGCTGCACTCGCTACTGCAACCGCAACTGCGGCCCAAGCAGCTATCTCCAGACCTGTACCATATGGAACCGGATAGATTTTAACGTCGGTGTCAGGCTGAAGTAGTAAATCTGCCCATCGGTCTGGTGGAACAGACGTATCGTTTACCACAACTGAAATTGGGTGGTCTCTATCGAGAGTCCATCCTTCAACATTTTCAGTAAGCCAGCAAGCCAGGCTGATATCACCATGTTTATGAGTTTCCAGCGGCTCGCCTGGCAGCCTTGACGGGTAAATTCTGATAGTCACTGGTAATACTCCACTTTTACAAAGCGACGTTCAAAACGTGAAAGGGGAAGGAATGTGACATTGGATTTAGGGTTGCACTCAGCAGCATAAAGAGAGCCGCCAATATCCACGACAATAGCAACATGCGTTACCATCCCACCCGAATAACATGCAATTCCCGCCCCTGCCGCTGGCTCGCATTTTGTGAGCTCTGACATCAGCCCACGCGCTTCCCTGTCAAGCCCATTATCATCCTTGGTCACCCCTGTGAACTCTGGCCATAGAGGCAAATTAAGGTCACTTCGGATTTCGTTTACTATCCCGAAACAGTCAAGTTCTGGGTAAACGCGGCCGCCCTTCAGCCAGGTGACTGAACGGTATTTATCTGGATCAAACATGAGAAGTCCTTACGTCAGATAACGAAGACCAGGGAAGTCAGGAAGGGTGTAGCGGTAGCGTGGCCACGCTGTATCAAGGATGTTCATATACCCTGCGGTGATCTGAACCTCCGTTGCAGTCCATGACCCGTTTTTAATCGCCAGCGTATAAGGTGGTGCTGCGGGTGCCGTAAGGTCAGATGAAACGTAACGCCTGAATGTCAAGCTGGCATTGCTCAGATTATCAAGCGCGTTTCTGATAGCCGTTGAAACCACCCCGTCGATATTGCTGATAGCAAATTTCAGGTCCTGCGTACCATCAGCGTTTCTGGCTGGCAACGCGATATCAATCGCTGAGCCGGTGAATGTTTCCTGTTGACCATTTTCCAGTGTCACCGTGATATCGTCCCAGCCACGCGTTAACCAGTAATCGACGCCGCCCACAGTTATTTGCAGGGTATCAATGATCACCTCGTCGCCACTGCTGGCGTAAAGTCTGTTCAATACAGTCATGGCTGTGGCCACTCCCTGTTTAACGCAATGTCGATAATATCCATTCCTGTAATAAATTCCGGGAACTGGCCCCATGGTGGAGGGAGTGTAATTGCTCGATCATATAGCTCTAACTCAGCAGTGTACTGCCAGTAGTTCCCACCTATGATGCTGGGCCCCTGATAGATATCCGTGAATCGGCAAACCTTTGATGACTCACCACCAGGTGTGCGTAATTTCATGTTGAACCATGAAGAACCGTCAGTTATTGCATCACGGAACCATGCCTCAAATGCCTGAGCCTCAATATCGGTAAACGTCCATGTCACGCTGGCCATTGTCGGCGTAGACATATAGCGTCTACGCTGTCTGGCGCGTCCTGATGTTAGTGTCGTTCTGAGTAATGGGCTTACAGGCTTTAATCCATATCCCTCCTGAAGAGGGACGGGAAGCGATTCGTGCGGATAGTTGATATTGGTTGTGATAGCCATTAGCCCCTCTTCCTCGATGCAGTCCAGCCACTATTCAGAGCTTTCGAAGCTTTGCCAGTCCCGGCAGAAAGATCATTAGCCGTCATCTGATGACCAAGTGCCGCACCGCGTTTCACAGCATCCTCTATTAGCAAGAGCGTTCGTTGGTCAGGATCACCATGAATCTCGATAGGAACGGTAACATTACCGGCCTGTTGTGATGAGGTTTGCTTATTAACACGATCCAGAGTGGCATCAAGCTTTGCGCTTGTCTTCGCCGTAGTTACGCGCTCGCCTTGCTGCAGCAACCATGTGCCGGTTTCAGGAATGCTATCAATACCATCGTGAGCCATACCGGAAAGAGCTGATACGCTGACACCTGCTACCAGGGGAGCAGTTATTGCGGCAGCTGCAGCCATAGATGCAGGCGCAAGCGCTGGACCAACGATAGGGATTGCCGCTGTTGATGCGTAGGCTGCGAGCTGAGCCTGGAATGATGTCGCCTGAGCATTACCTATCAGTGTTCCTGCTGCGGAAGCCTGAGCGGTTTTACCGACAAGCAACTGAACCCCCTGATACACCAACCACTGCGCGGCCATTTCAGTGAGCGTTTTAATAACGACCTGACCAAGGTCAGCAAAAATATTACTGAAGAAATCACCTAAATCTTCAGCATCGGTAACTAAGCCCTGAAGGTTATCGGCTATAGAAGACGTTGCGCTGTCAAGAATAGATGTCATCCCATCAGCGGCAATCTGATAATAGTCAGATGACTTCTCAGCATAATCATTCAACGAGTCGAATATTCCGCTTTGCCAATCACCCATCTTGTCATCAGATTTTTGGTAGTAGTCCTCCTGTATTTCAAGACGTTCATTCAGAGCATCCTGCAGTGCCTGCGTTTCCTTGTCATAGAGGGATTTTGTAATGTCTCCACTCTGATACTGCTTCTGGAGATCGGCTTGTTTTTCTAGAAAGCCGCTCTGAATATCCAGCAACTCCTGCATGCGCTGCCGGGTTTTCTTGCCCATACCCGCACCAACGAATTCTGCATCATTGGCAGACTTATCGTTTTGATTTTGCTTTCTGAGATTTGCTGCGAACTCTGCAAGCTTTAGATTTTCTTCATTGGCCTTTTTGAGCGCGTTTAGCCTGTCAACCTCTGTGGCTAACTGCTGTAGCCTCTCTTGCTGAGCAGCATTAATCCCGGTTAGCTTCCCGGTTGTTAAATCGAATCTGAGTTTTTCAACCTCAGTTACTTCCTGATTTTTTTTACCGGTGACGTCAATTAGTGCTATTTGACGTTGATAACTTGTTTCCAGAGCCTTGAATGCAGATTCAAGTTTCTTGGCACCGGCGTCAGGCGTAACTTTGCCGTTAGTACCACCAGGCGGGAGTGAAAATGGTTTTTCTGTTCCGACTGTTGCTGCACCAAGTGGGAGAGCACCAACAACAGGTTTAGCAAGCTTATCTCTTGTTTGAATCAGTGTACTCAGCTCATCATTCAGAGCTTTAACGCTGTCATCCCCTCCTGTAAGCCAGGAGAACATTGATTTATCCTGAGAGTAAATACTCTTTCTTCCCTCAAGATTTTTTTGAAGATAAGCAATACGCTCATTAACCTGATCGATATTGTTCAGGTCAATTTTCCCGCTTAAAGCAGCAAACCGATTACCAGTACTTGCAGCAAGTTGCCCAGCACCGGCAGCAGCCTTTACCAGCCACCCGGCAAGTTGCGCGACTTCAGAAACGAGATCAGAAATGCCCTGCAATACCACAGGATCGGTCAGTACGTCGTGAAGCTTATCAAGAGAGTTTTGCAGTGGTGTAAGGTCTACTTTTGCCAGCCCCGCTGCGATCTCCATTTTAAGACCTGCTACCTGCGCTTCCATGTCTTCAAATAACTGGTTAACTTTAACCAGGTCATCAATTGAAGAGGGGTCAGGAGCTACGCCATAGTCTTTCGCGAGATCAATAAACTGTTTAAGTTTTTCATTATTGTTATCGAACAGTGGCAGTAGTTTGGAGAGATCATTGCCAAGACTTTCAAGGATTGTCGTCTTCTCGGCATTGGTACCGATTTTTCCAAGAGACTCACCAATTGCCAGAAGCTGTTTATCAGGGCTTACTTTTGACAACTTCTCAGCTGACAGGCCAAGAGCATTGAGAGCATCAACAGCCTCACCTGATTTATTCAGTACCGCGTCACCAATCTTGTCGCCAATATCTTTGAAAATATCGGCCATCTGATCGCCGGAGACTCCTGCTTTTTCAGCAGCAAATTGCCAGGCTAAAAGCTCCTGTGTTGATATCCTTAACGACTTTGCCCAATGGTCAGTTTCGGTAATCTGCTTGGAAGTGCTTTTCAGTAACTGAAAGCCGGCAGCACCAACAGCCAGCCCAGCCGTTACTGCTGCTGCACCAATGCCAGCAAGTGCCGTTCCAGCTGCAGCAGCATCTTCCTGGACCTGTTTACTCCATTTTGCTGATGCACGTTCAGCCTGATTAAGTCCTGAAACAAATCCACCCGTTTTGGCAATCAGGTCGATAGTCAGTGTACCGAGATTTTTCCCAGCCATAGTTTATGTCCACTCCTTCATGGCCTCTTCGAGAGTGATCGCGGGCGCGTTGATGTGGGGGGTGAAGTCGGTAATTCTGAAAGGTGGGGTGTCTTTTCCCCGGTTGACGTTTGCCAGCACAGAAGCAACCAAACCGGCAGCCCACTCAGTGCGCATCATTGGGTTAAGGCTGCCAAATTTAGAACGGTACGCTGACCAAATCTGATATTCCCTGATACTCAATAACTCCTGGGCTTCAGCAATGGTCCTTCCACCGATGCCATTCAGGACTAATTCGCACCAGAATTCGTCTTCTGCGCTGAGCTCTCCTTTCCCAGAGAGTTCACTTCCTGAATTGCTACGAGCAAGGCAATAGTCAGGCTTCCATCGAGGGCTCCACGCTCAGGATCAGCATGTCCGGTAATATCATCAGGAGTGAAAACAGGTTCGCCATTCTCATCACAAATGGAAGATGCAATGCGTCCAGCAACACCGTCAGACTTTCCGCTCAATGCAAGAATGTCAAACTTAGCGGAATGATATCCAATAGGACGAACATACGTAGTGGCAATATGTTTATTACCGTCCTTATCGGTCCATTCAATCTCCTTCTCTACCGGGCGGCCAGTAAATGCACCTGCTTTTTTAATTGTGTCGAGCGTCAGTTTCATCATCATCTTCCATTAAAAAGCGGGAGTAATCCCCCGCATGTTTTATCTTTAACTCCCGGATTCGACCTTACGAACCCAGACACCAGCTCCGCTGCGCTGCAGAGTTGCGGCCGTCGTTACAACCGTGTTCTGCTGCCAGTCAAACGGGAAGTCACTGACATACGCCTGGAATGTGTACCAGGTTCTGTCAGGTGGCAGGTCCATTTCCCCATTAACCAGCGTTGGAGCGCTTTCACCATCAGACCAGCCAATAGCCCATTGGATGACTTCATCCTGATATTGGTCATCTTCAGCAAGTTGCCACATTAAGAAATGCGATTCGTTTTTCGGGTCGGCATTAATCGTTGCCGAAGCTTGCCCTGGTGTGCGCAATCCCTTCTTAAACTTCTTACTGTTGCGCTCACTAAGACAAGTATCTTCGATCTGGTCAGCCGGGTTGGTGCCAGGGTTAAAGTTGGTAATACATTCAATCTCGTGGATTACCCCACGAATTAACCCATACAGCTGGGTTCCCTGCGTCAGTACAGACATAGTTATCTCCGGTCATAAAAAAACCCGCCTAAGCGGGTTTGTGGAAGGTTACTTTATCGGGGGACTATCCAGTCGACATCAAATGAATAGTGGTAACTTTTGGTTTCATCATCCCGGTCCTGCTCACCCCATCTGACGATATAAGCGTGAGGCTCAATTGCATCGCGTAATGCTTTGGCGACAGCGATTACTTCTTCTGCACTTTTCGCATACACGTCAACCTGAATGGAAAATGAGTCAGCATCTGGACGCTGCTTTAAATAATTTTCAGGACCGCCGCTAGGCAAGTTTGACCAAACCGCATAGGGGTATACTATTTGATCCGTCTGCAGCTTAAATGGATACAGCCTGACAGGGCTTGAACCAAGCAGATTAACAACATCATAACTGGCAGAGCATATAGGAAATATTGGGGCTATCATGCTGATGTTCCCTTTTTCTGAGCACGTTTTATAGCGCGATCTATACCGGCTTCAAAGTTCACAGAAAAGGTTGTAAAAACCTCATTCATGCGTGAATTCGCAGCAGCTCTAACCAAAGGTTTGGGCGACATTTTTTCGGTGCCAAACTCCAGTAAACGCCAGTGTGGCGTGGGAGCATCTTTTTCCAGGCTTGGGTCTTTCTTCAGAACTGCTCCCTGAAGAATTCCCACCCTGAAAGCCAGATCACCTGTTTGTTTATAGCGTCTGTTATTCCAGCGAACGGCAGCATTATCGGAGATTTTGCGCGCTGTGTGGGGATCGTCTAATCGCATGGCATTCTGCTTTACCTGCTCAAGGATAACATTAGCCGCTTTTCTTAAAGCTGCCCTTCCTGACTTGCGCTTGGTCTCGTTCTGTATGGCGTCCAGTTTCCCAAGTAAAGAATCAATGCCAGTAAGTTTAAATTCAACCCTGTCAGCCATCGCTTACACCCATTGAACACGGAAGAGTAAGATATTCATTCCCGCTTTTTGGATCAGGTAAAACACCTTCGATATTGTAAATACCACCGCGAAAAAGGATGCGATGTTTGCGAGTAATCCCGGTACGGAAGCGAATCGTTATACGGGTAGTGATTTCTCCCTGCGATGCCTGCGCCGCGATAAATTCACGGGCAGACAACGGAGAAACCTCTGCCCAGACAATTGCGACATCACGCCAGGTTTTATTTACAGCTCCTGTATCAGGATTCTGTGCCGTCACCGGCTCCTGGATTGTGACCTGGTGCCGTAATTTCCCGGCCTGCATACTACCCCCTTGCTTTTTGGCTGAGGTATTGTGGCTTCAAATCATCAAGCGTAGAAATTTCGATGGTGTCATCTTCAGCCAGAGACTGGATAATGAGGTCACATAGTGCCACATTCGAATCAACCAGTCGGTTTATCGCGGCCGTTTGTGCCAGTTGCGCTGCTGTCTGTTCGCGTAGCGCCGCTATAAGTTCGTTTGCCTGTAGCTCGTTCATATGCAATTTTCACCCATTTTTTTAACCACTCGCGCCTTTCAGCGCATCCTGAACAGGACATTTTTACACCCCGTAAATGCGGTATGGTTGCAGCAATGCTTCAACTGCAAACGGGACCTCTGCCACGGTTTGTCCTACGGACACTGTCTCTCTGTTGGCATACCAGTGACCTATCAGCAATAACATGGCCGCTTTAACATCATCATTCAGTAGAATCGGGTCCGGGTCGTCTGCATAGCCAGGTGAGCTTTGGTTTTCATAGAGCGTTCGCCTTGTCCATGTCTGGACGTAACGCGCCGCCGCACCGGCGTAAATCTCCAGCAGAGCATCATCACCCGTAAAGTCGGTATCAATGCGGCAGTGCTGTTTCACCACATTTTGATCAAGCATTTGTGTGCCCCGAAAAAAAAGCGGCCCGAAGGCCGCAATAGTTATCAGCTACCCGCGCCGGTGCTGAATGAACCGTACACGAACGCTTCAGGGCGTTTCACAGCCAGCGCCAGACGTTCTTCGCAACGGATGGTGATCATGTTTTTCTCGAAGTCGTCGGCGTTCTCCGTGGAGATAACGACGTTCGCATCTTCTCGGTCGAAGATTTGAGCCCCAGCGTTGAAAGCACCCGTCAGGAATTTACCCTGGAAGGCAGCCGCTTCCGTGGCAACAACCGGCAGGCCCCACAGCGTCGGTCCAGTCAGTGCCGCAGGGTTAGCCAGAATGTATCGGCCCAGGCTGTCTTTGGTCAGTTCGATTCGCGCCCAGTCAATGAAGTGAAGAACGTGGCCTGATGCCGGGAAGCGCGCCAGTTGCGCCTGCAGCATTGCCAGACGCAGATCGTCAATTCCGCTCTGCTGTTCAACAGTAAATGCCGGGTTAAACGCTGACGCCTGAGGAACAATGCCATGCAGATGCACGCCGGTACCATCACCGAAGAGAATTTCCTGCTCTTCCGCATACTTCAGTCCGTAGCGCATTTCTGCATCAACGGTTGACTGCAGTTGTGCGAAGTCATCCAGGATCTGCTTTGAGGCTTTGAAGAGGTGAGCGATGGTGCTTACGCCAGTGATTTTCGGCGTAAACTCAATTTCGCTGTATGGTTTCTGCGTATTTTCAGGAACCACTTTCGCGTTGTTGGTAAAGCCAGTCTGTTGCACCCAGAAAATAGCCGGGGAAGAAGTGCGACCAGGCGCAATCAGATCGCGGATGAACAGACGCTGCTTCGGTGCCGTATCGATGCCCGGAATTCGCTGGGGTTCGACGACGCCATCAGGCACATCCGCAGAAGTCAGTGCCGCCTTAACCGGGATACTGATACGTTTGCCACCTTCCACGCCGGAGGCAAAGGTTTTCAGCGCTTCAGCAGAGATCACCTGCTGGCCGATTGATTCCACAACGTGCTTCGCGTTTGCCAGCGGCATCTGGGCAACATGTTGCTCCAGTTCGCCCATAGCTGCCTTCAGCGTTTTTTCTGCCTCACGCAGGGCGTTGAACTCAGAAGCCATTTTATCGACAGCTGCCTTTGTTTCTTCTGACAACTTGCCTGACTTCTGCGCCTCCTTCACGGCTTCTTCTGCTTTCGCGTTGAACTTGCCGGTTGCCTCTTCAATGCTGGCCGTGACTTTTTTCAGAATATCGTTTACTTCAGACATAAAGGGTCCTTATTTGACTAACGCCGCCAGGGCGCTTTCAAGTGAATTGATGGTTTCAGGTTTGATGTCTTCGGCAGCGCCCGGCGTACCGTCGTTGGTGGTGACAGCGCCAGGCATGCCACCGGATAAGGCTTTAATGAGTTTTCTGCGCTCAGAGCGCGGGGTGTTGGTCTTGGCCAGCAATGCATCAAGTTTGCGAAGCGCGGCTGCAGGCGATTCGTCGCCGTCGCTGACCGCATCAGCAGAAAGCAAGCTGTCTGCCAGTCCCTTCGCTACTGCATCACTGCCACCGATATAGCTTTCCGCGTCCATCAGCTTCTGCACAGCGGCCATATCAAGGCCGGAGCGCGCCGCGTAGATATCAGCCATAGCGGTATCGAAGGGTTCCAGTGACTGTGCCAGTTCAGCAAAATCATGGCGGTTTCCCATCGCGTATACCCAGCAGTTGTGGATCATCAGGAAGGCACCGCGGCCAATCTGAATATCATCCCCGGCCATCGCAATTATCGAGGCGGCGCTGGCGGCAATGCCCAGCACCTTCACCGTTACACGGCCTTCGTATTCGCGGAGCAGGTTATAAATAGCCAGACCTTCGAACATGTCGCCGCCCGGTGAGTTGATATTCACCGTAACGTCGGCGCCGTTCATCGCCCGAAGCGCACCGGCAATACGTTTAGCTGTTACCCCTTCGCCCCA